TTTCAACGCCAGCTCACCTGGCGCCATGCCAGCAGCGAACGCCTGCACGCCCGACCTGCCCGGCAGTACGTCGGCTTGGGGGATGACGCCATCAGTCTGCAAGGCACCATCAGTGCCGAGCTGGTCGAGGACCTCCACGTGCTCGATGGCCTGCGCGAGCTGGCCGACCAGGGCACACCGCACGCTCTGGTGGAAGGCACCGGCCGGGTGTACGGCGCCTATGTGATCGTCAGCCTGAGCGAAACCCGCAAGGAGTTCTTCCCCGACGGCACCCCACGCCTGATCGAGTTTCAGCTGCAGCTGGAGCGCGATGACGATGGCATCGCGCAGGAGGTGCCATGAGGACGGCGCCCTACCCCATTCCGGCCTGGCAGGTCCTGCTCGACGGGCAGGACCTGACGGACCGGTTGGCCCCGCGTCTGCTGGATCTGTCGCTGACCGAAAGCCGAGGCGATCAGGCCGACGAAGTCACCCTACGCGTGCATGACCATGACGGGCGCCTGGCGCTACCGCGACGCGGTGTGACGCTGCAGGTGGCCATCGGCTGGCGCGACAGTGGGCTGTTTGACAAGGGCACCTTCAAGGTCGATGACGTCGAGCACAGTGGCGCGCCCGATATCGTCAGTATTCGGGCGCGCTCGGCCGATCTGACCGGCGCAGTTCGCACGCGGCGCGAGCGCAGTTGGCACGACACTACCTTGGGAGAAATCCTCAGTGCGATCGCCGCCGAGCACGCACTGCGGCCGTCCATCGCCGCCAATCTGGCCGGTGTCGCGATACCGCACTTGGATCAGGCCAACGAGAGCGATATCAACTTGCTCACCCGCCTGGCCAAGCGCTTCGATGCGGTGTCTACGGTCAAAGCGGGCACCCTGATCTTTGCGCCGATCGGTGCCGGCGTTACCGCCAGCGGCACACCGCTGCCAGGCGTGCTCATCACCCGCGCCTCCGGTGACCAGCATCGCTACACCGTCGCCGATCGGGACAGTTACACCGGTGTACGCGCCTACTGGAGCGATCGCCGCAACGCACGTCGCAATGGCGTGCTGGTGGGAACGGCCGATAACGAGAAGAAGCTGCAGGCGACCTACGCCAGCGCGGAGGAAGCACGCCAGCAGGCCGAAGCGGAATTCAAGCGCTTAGAGCGCGGCACCGCGCAGTTGAGCTATCGCTTGGCGCTGGGTCGGGCGGACATTTATCCCGAGCAAACCGTGACGGTGCGCGGGTTCAAACCCGAGATCGATGGCACCGATTGGCTGGTGGCCAAGACCACCCACACCCTCGACGGAAGCGGCGGATTTTCCACCGCGCTGGAGCTCGAGCGAATGTGCTGAGCGCACGGCAAACTAACTGCCAAGCCCGTAAAGCCAAACGCTGACCAGCTTCACCAGCTCAAAGGCCTAGCGTTCGGGCGACCTCAGTCCCACTTGCGTCTAGCAGCACCGAGAAGCGGCGCTCGTCAAACGAGCGTCTCGGATAAGACGTTATCATTTCGTAGCGCAAGGAAATTTCACGCAAGTTTGGCGCCCCCTGCGGTATTCGGTCAATCACACCACGCGGAGCACTCCCATGTATAGAACAGCCTTAATCTTCGCCACATCCACAATGGCGCTGATAACACTCGCACCAACCGCCATCGCGAGCGACTGCCCCACTCCAGAGAAAATAGACGAAGTAGTGCTAGCAAAATTCCAACAGACGAATAACTTGATACCCGGCGATCTCGGCAAAATAAGCGTAGACACGAACACGCTAATGGTCGATATATCCTCCTCAAACGAAGTTACGGACGCCTTCGCCGATCTAGTTGATGAGTTTGAGCTAGAACCGAACCACGTCGGCCTGTCCGACCTGTACGCCACCGCAGAAGGCAGTTCGTACGGCCGAATGGGCGACCTCGCGGTGGGACATGTCCAACTTGCCCTGGGCTACGCATGCGCAGGAATTCCGTATCCGTCCGAGCCACCCGTCACAAATCCATATACGAAGCAGCCATTTTCCCTGAAACTCCCATGGAATTAGGGATAAATGAAGCCCCGGTTCGCCAACGCGCTCGGGCTCGAACGCAGTGGCGAGCCGGGGCCACCACAGGCGGCGGGATGATTCTCGGTTACACCCAAACCTGCAGTGCGCGCTCCCATCGAGTGAGCGGCCGCACGAAGTCCAGGTAGCCATTCCGCCGGAGCATGTTGTTGCGCGCCACTTTGCAAAGTCCCTGTACCACGGGAATCGCTTCCTGATTGATCTTTCCAAGATGCCTATCAAGCTCTTCCAGGGTCATAGACCCTGCCTTGACGCGTAGACGACTGAAGCGCTTTACGAAGTTCGCATGCACAATCCCTTTGCCGCGAAAATCGTAGACCTGCTCAACCAGCGTTAGCAGGCCCACTACCATCCCGGCGACGGTCACCACCACCGAGTTAGGGTGAAAAATGGTGACAAACGCTGCACTACCTGCAAGCAAGCACACAAGCACAATGAGCTTATTGAGACGCTCATATAATCGCTGGCTGAGCACGGCCAGTTCCAGTGCGTATTCAACGTCCAGAAGCGCCTCCCCCTTGGTACGTTCAGCGGTTGCCGGTGTGCGTGCGGTGGTGGCGTCTGGACCCATGTCACTCCTTCTTCGGTGGCAATTGCTGCGACTCGCTCTGTTGTCGCTCTGGAATCGGGCTGCGCTCGGGCGGCGCAAAGTGTCCGTGGTAGTGCTCCAAGCTGGGCGCATCTTCGTTTTCGTCTGGCCGACTCATTGTCACCTCTGTGTTAGCAGGCGCAGTTCGAACAGATCGGACTGCACCCAGTGTTGTGCGCACGCGACACGTTCGCACGCACGTCCGTTTGTCGTAGGCCGCTCTACGGGCAATTGCCGCATCCGCCATGGATGCGGCGGATTGCATGATGCTCGAACGCGAGCACGGTGGGTCGTCTGCTGGCGAAATTCGAATGAGATCGATTGCCACCATCAAAGTGGCGACGGTAGTTTCAGCTGCAACTGAATGGCCTCGAGTGCGTGGCGCACCGTCCTGGATTGCCGCTGCCTGTTGGCTCTTGCAGCCAGCACGATTCGGAGCACCCCAATATTCATTTGGGTGATTTGCTGCGCTTAGCTTTGTCGGCATTAATTGTGAAGGTTGCGCCCTTCTGGCTGAAGTTCTTGGCCTTCACGTTCTGCGCAACTTGACCAGCAACCGAAATCGCCGCACCTGTGGCGCCCCCCGATGCATGCTCGCCATCCGCGTCATCAGCGCCCAGTACAGCAAGCGCGGCCCTACGCAGGCGGTCTGGAGCACTTCGAAAGCCTCCGATCAGGGCCGACTCCAATTGATTCAGGGCTATCCCTCGCCCCCCCGTGATCACGAATTGGACGTCTACACCGACTCGCGCCAGCGCTTCCATGTATTCCAAGCCAGGTGAACTAAGGCCCTTTTCGTATCGGCCTTGAGCAGTCCGATTGACCCCACCTAGAGCTGCAAAATCTTCCTGAGTGAAGCCAAGGCGCTTGCGCTCACTCTTGAGTCTTTCGTGAATTGCCATTTTTTATCGCATTTCCTATTGCGGATGATCTATTTTTAGAGCATCATCCACATCAAGCCAGACAAGAGCGCACTATCTCGCATGAATGCCGAGAATTCCATTTCTCTCAGAACCGCCGCCCAAGCGCGCGCCAGCTTGGAGTTGCGCGGAGAGTCCGTAGCCGACTTCGCCCGCCGGCATGGCCTGTCTGAGTCAACAGTCCATCAAGTCCTGGGTGGCCGTTCTAAGTGCAAACGAGGGCAAGCCCATCGTGCCGCCGTGCTGCTCGGCATGAAGATCGGCACCCTCCAGGACTGATGACCATGCACGCACCCGTCATTTCGCGCAAAGGCGTCTTCCACTGCGGCGCTTGCCATTCGGTGCTGGTCAAGCGCACCAGCTACCTCCTGCATCCGCACCTGCGTAACGACGTGTACGTGTGCCAAAACCCGTTGTGCTCGGCCAGCTACTCTGGCCACACCGAGATCACCGGCCTGGTCAGCCCCAGCGGCATTCCCAATGCCCCGGCCTGTGACCTGCCCCCGACCCCGGCGTATGAGCGCGCCCTTGCCGAGCGCGCCCTGCGCCAACAGCAAAACGATGCCCAGCTGGACATCTTCGATAGTCCCAGCCCCTAAACCCAGCTAACTGAGGTTTCCCCCATGCTTATTCTTGAATTGGCGGCCCTGCCGCCAACGGCGCAGCTTTGCCTGAAATCCGCCGCCCGCCATCAGGGTCTGGTCCACACCGGTACCGGCTATGTGGGCCGCAGGCCTTCGGACAAGGGCCTGTCGTCCACCTTCACTGCCGAGCCGGTGGCCAAGCTGGTGTGTTTGGGCCTGCTGCGCTACAGCCGGTCCGACGCATTCGCGTTGGAGCTGACCGATCGGGGCATAGCCCTGGTCGATTGTGGCGTGGTCTATCCGGAGGCCGGCTGATGAGCAGCAAGCACGGCTGGACCACCGTCCAGCACCAGCCCCTGGTTAAGGCCCCGGCCGACTTTGTGCCGGTCAGTCCATCGCAGAAGGCCGCTGAGGCCGACGCCCTGCGCCGACAGATCAAGGCCTTCCAGGCCGCCGGCGGGCGCATCGTGCGCCTGCCCTCTACGTTCAAGCGCTGAGATCACCGATGGAGATCCACATCCTCGAGCAAGTCCTGGCGTGCCTGGAGCGCGACTACAGCCTCAAGCGACGCGGCAGCTTCCTGCGTGGTCGCTGCCCCAACTGTGGCGAGAAGGACAACTTCTACACCCATGCCGAGCATCCGTGGATCCTGCGGTGCGGGCGGCTGTCCAAGTGCCGTCACGAAATCAGGGTTCGCGAGCTGTATCCGGACCTGTTTGATGACTACTCCAAGCACCACCCGCAGACGGTGGAGCGCCCCAACGCGGCCGCCGATGCCTATCTGAGCACGGCCCGCGGCTTTGACCTGGCACCACTCAAGGGCCTGTACACCCAGGAGCACTACTTCGATCGCAAGCTCAACCAGGGCACAGCCACGGTGCGCTTTGCCTTGCCCGGTGAC